GAGAAAATGAAATAGCTAAAGAGCTTTGGGTAGACAATGCTATTAAAAAAGGTTTTGCTGTCACTTCTTCAGTTATGAGCCATACCTTCTTTATGTACAAGTGTAATGTTGTAGTGTACAGATTAAACGATACTATGGAAGAAGTTCCTTATCGTTATACTATTTGGGTAATTCATGAAGATTCTGAAGCTTACTTTAAACAAGTAGTTGCTGCTTTAGAGCAACTTGCTCATAAAGCTTACGATAGAACAGCTGCTTGGAGGGAGTTTTACAATTTTCAAAAGTTATCTGCTTCTATTAGCCCTAATTACGCTTTAACTATTCACAAAAGTCAAGGATCCACTTACAAAAATTGTGTTCTTTTAATGGACACTGTAGACTCTTTGAAACGAGTTTTAAATGGAAAAGATACTAAACTTTTTGAACGTACTTGTTTAAGATATGTTGGAGTTTCAAGAGCAAAAGAAAAACTATTTATACTATGATAATCACAGATTTTGATTTAATTAATACATCTTCTTTTTCGAAAGATTTAGAAGATGCCATTGCTACAGGGCCAGAAGCTATTAAAAGTTTTCTGGCTCGTAGCATTGCTACAGCTTATTACGCTGGATTGTACAAATTTAACGGTGTAACGCATGAATTTGAAGATGCTTGGGGAAAAGGTACTTGGGGAAATAAATCTATTAATAATACTTCCGAAGAGTCTGTTCTTATTACATCATACTTAAAATCCTTGAATTTATGTTGACAGCAGAACAAGCCCTTCAGAATAAAATTAGAGTACAACAAGAAGCTCTTGATGCTGTTTTTAATAACATGGGAGTTGGGTGCTTTGAGGGTGCTACAGGTACAGGCAAAACAAAAGTTGCTTTGGATTTTATAGAAACTGTAAGAAAGATTATTTTAAGTACAGAGCAAAGAGAAATTGTTGGTTTGTTAGTTGTTCCTACTGAAGAGTTAAGAGATTCAGATTGGCCTGAAGAAGCTGCTAAATGGAATGTGAATTTAGAGGGAGTAAAATGTATTTGCTATAACAGTTTAAGTAAACAACAATTATACAAGTATGACTTTATTATCTATGATGAATGTCATCGAATAACTACCCCAAATTTACGATTGTTAGAAGGTGTTTTAACAGCAGTAAAAAAACCTTACATTTTAGGACTTACTGCTACTAAGCCGGAGGTTGAATATCCGGATGATACCGAGAGAGTATTTCTACTTAATACGTTGTTACCAACAGTGTACAGAATAACAGTAGATGAAGCAGTAGATTTAGGTTTGGTAGCAGACTTTGAAATTTCAGTTCTATATCATGCATTGGATTCTCTAAATAAAAATATCAAAGCTGGAACAGCTAAAGATCCTTTTTATCAAACTGAAGCAGCTGCATATAGTTTTAGAACTAAATCTATTCAGAGAGCTACCATACTTGCAAAAAATAACCCTAAACAAGAGAAACTAAAAATGATTCAGATTTCAAAAAGAGCTCAGTTTCTCTACAATCTTCCTTCTAAGTTTCGATTAGCTAAAGAATGTTTTGATAAGTTGCAGACTCAAGGTAGGTTGGTTGTCTTTTGTGGTTCTATTAATTTTGCTAACAATCTATCCTCAAATGTATATCATTCAGAATCTTCTGATGAGTATCTTAAAAAGTTTCAAAATTCTGAAATTGATCACTTAGTTACTGTAAAAGCTTTAAACGAAGGCAAGAATTTAACTGCTCCAGATATAGGTCTTATTACTCAAATAAGCTCTATTCCCAGAGACATTGTTCAACGAATTGGAAGACTGATTCGAATTAGATACAATCAAATGGATTTTAAAGCTCGAATTGTTATTATTGTAACAAAAGATACTGCAGATGAAAAATGGTTTAATCAAGCTATAAAACATTTTGACACTAAAAGAATTAAATCATTTTCTGTAAATGTTCCACCTTTAAAATAATCCTATGACACTACAAGAAGCAATGAATTTCCTTGTTTTAAACGAGTATGTGGTATTTCACAAAAAGAAGCCCGTGTTTACTCAAAAGTATCACGATGAAACTGCTACAGGATTACAAGTAGCCATTAAATCTGCTACATCTGTATCTAGTACTATTACACTTGCTCCTGATGCTTATAAAGTACTTTTGCTGGAATGTAAGATTCCTGAGAGAGGCTACGATGCTATGGGAAGACCTTATGCTTTAAACAAGTACTCCAAAGATGCTGAGGCTGCGTTTATTAAAGCTGTAGAATCTGGATATGATCCTAGAATTATTGCGCTTTCTTTAAAGATGTACTATAGCTCTTCAGTAGCTTACAAAAAGACTGTAACTAATTATATGGTCTCCGGAGAGTGGCAGTCAGACTATGATACTATTGTTAGAAAAAGTAAAGATGGTACCTTAACAGAACATTTAAAAAAAGAATTATCCGATGAAAATCCAGCACAATTTACCAGAGGTTAATATAGATACTTCAGCTCCTGTAGACAGTAAGTTTGAAAAAGTTTTACAGGATGGTTTAACTGGACTAAATCAAGGATTTGATGTAGGAGGTTCTATAAGTAGAATGATTGATGGAATTCAAAAGTCTTCTTACTATTTGATAGGTGCACATCCAAACATTGGAAAAACTCAGTTTGCAGACTTCTTTTTTGTACTAAAAGCTTGGTTAAAAGCTAAGTCAGTGGGTAAACCTTTAAAGATTTTTTACTGGTCTTTGGAGATTTCATCCTCTATGAAAAAAGCTAAGTGGGCTTCCTTTTATCTCCAGATGAAGTACGGGCTTCATTGGAAAGCAAAGTTTATTTTGGGAAGAATTCCGGATAAACTTCCTACTAAAGAGGAGTTTGAAAAAATTCAGGAAGCTTTACAGTTTGTAAGTTATTTGCTACAAGATGTTATTATCATTGATCAGTCTATGCCTGGTCATAGATTATACAAATTTATAGCTGATAATTATTACGCTAAATTGGGAACTATTAAAAGAGATACTCAGACAGATCAACAGAAAAAGTTTAATATTCCTGGACATGTTATCAGTTTTATACCTAATCAAGATATTCCTTTAACACTTTTAGTAGCAGATCATATAGGATTGATTCCTGGCTCAACAACTAAAAATGCATTAGATGCAATGTCCAAAGATTCCGTAGATGCTAGAAATATGTTTGGAATTAGTCCTGTACTTATACAACAGTTTAATCAGGATTTGATGTCCTCCAGAAGAGAATCCTTAACTAGGGGAGTCAAAGATGATCCAAGAAGAATTCCTCAACTACTTGCTCCACAGCAATTAGACTTTGGAGATAGTACCTATACATTCAGAGATGCGGATTTAGTACTTGCTTTAGTACAACCAAGTAAATTTCAGTTACAAACTTTTGATGATGTTCCTATTGGCCCTGTAGAATTGGGAGGTATTGGACCTCATTTTAGAGCTGTATATCTTCTAAAAAATCGAGATGGTTTTACAGATAGATATCAGCACCAGTTTATGGATGGTTTAACTGGAATGTTTTATGATCTTCCGGAAACTTTGGACCCAGATTATAGTCCATGGATTCACTTCGCTAAAACTTTAAAATCTTATGGCTAATGTAGTTTTAATAACAGGCAATACCGGTACAGGCAAATCAAGATCTCTCAAGGACCTTAACCCTAAAGAGACTTACTTGATAAACTGTGCAAACAAACCTCTCCCATTTGTTGGTTCCGGTAACTTGTATCAGTCGGGAGTTAATATGATAGTTTCTAATGAGTCTGGTTTTATTGTAAGTGCAATAAAACAAGTTTCAGAAAAAGCTCCTCATATTAAGAATTTGATTATTGATGATTCTGGTTTTATTATGACCGAGTTATTCTTTAAGAAAACTTCTGAAAAAGGCTATGAAAAGTTTACTGAAATTGCCAAGGCATTTCAAAGTATTCTATCCACAGCCAAATCCCTCAGAGATGATCTCAACATTGCAATCATAATGCATGAAGATGATTTAGTTTCTAATGGGATTATTGTTGGCAAAAAGGCCAAAACTGTAGGTAAACTTGTAGACGATCAATATAATCCACTCTCTGTGGTTACTGTTGCTCTGTTTACAGATGTTTCTTACGACAAAGAAGGCAATCCTGTTTATAGTTTTATTACAAACAGATGTCTTCGACAAGGAATAGAGATTCCAGCAAAATCTCCTGAAGGGATGTTTCCTGATCGCCTTATTCCTAATAATTTATCCTTAGTATTCAAAACTGCTCGAGAATACTACAGTAATTAGAGCATTTAAACAATAAAAATATGTTTTCATTAGATTTTTTGGATAATTTATCCATTCAAGAGATTAGCTCAACTTCTCCTCGTTTAGCTAAAAAGGATTCAAATCCTCCTGCCACATTTATGGGCATTCGTGTACATAAAGATGGCAGTATCTTTCCATCAGAGGCTTTGGTACAAAAGTTTAATCTGGAGTACCCGAAAGCTACTATTGTAAATAAACAACTTTTTGACGTTGAAAGTGGTGCCCCTTTAAAAGATCCTGAAGGAAATCCTGTCACTAAAAGAACTGTTGAAACTCCGGAAGGTCATTTTGGATTTGATGTGTTTTCTTTGCACAATTGGAGCCAGGTTGAAAACAGATTGGAAATGTCCAATGTACTGTTGGTTGCAGTAACTCCTAAAAAAGCGGATAAAGTTGATTTGTTTTCCAATACCAAGTACAATGACGATGGTACACCTAAGTCAAGTGTTTTGGATCAAGGTGCCGGTACTTTTGGGAAAGACAGTTTGTTGCCTATGTTGAAGGGGGTTTATGGTTGCAATGTGGAAGATATGGATTATTTGGACCTGGAAATCAACGTAGCAAAAAACATTCGTACTGTGGCTCCTAATGGAATTTTCAATTTACCTAAATTGATTACCAGGGGAGAAAAGAAAGGAAAAGCGGATTTTGTACGCAGAGAAAATGTGGATATCTTTCCTCTTACAGTTGTAACAGCTCCTGTTGTAGCAGCTCCGGAAGAACCTAATGCAGAAATTGCAGTTCCTGCAGCACCTTCAATGGCTGGGGCAGCTTCCGCCTAAACAAAGTTTGATTTTTTAACTTCTTTGAAAGAAGTTATTTTTACATCCTTATAAATTTTACCATGATAGGAATAGGCATTAATGAAAATGTGATTTTAGCCGGAGTCACAATAACTGAAAAAGACGGCAAAGTGTCCACAGATTTTAAACTTTCTTCTGATGTAGTAGACTCATCTGAAGGAGTTGAATATGATCTGGAGGATAAGTATGATGAGCACGGAAATGTGATTACTTCTGGAGGTAAAGGTACTGTCGTTAAAGTATGGCCTGTATCTATTCCAAAAGAAGAATCTAACGGTAAATCTTATTCTATTGCAGAAAGAGTTAATACCGTTTTAGAAGCTTTAAAAGAACAACAAAATTTCTTTACTGCTTGGGCACGTTGTTATGTAACAACAGACAAGGTAGTTGGAGCTTTTCAACGTTTTCAGGGGCTAACACTTACTAAGGATAACATCTCCTCTGTATTGGATGAACAAGTTACTGCTGCGGTACTTAAAAATCTTACAAATCAGTTTGTAACCCTGGTAGGTCCTTATTTAAACAAATCGGAGTTTAAAGTACGACTTTTACTCAAAAGACAATCAGAAGCTAAAGCTTTCCCGTCTTTTAGAGACAAGTTTATTACTGCATTTCCTTTTGTAGAACCTATGGCAGGAATTCCTAAAGCAGCTTCAAAAATAGCTTTTACAAAGTATGAGCTTGAGAAAAAGTTGGATAGTTCTGCGCCGGCAGCTACAACAAGTAGCAGTGAGCCAACAGCGGATGTTCCAGCTGAGTCTTTGTTTAAAATTCCAGAACAAGCTGTGGACTTGAACCAGGCTTTAGGATAAGTATGCTTTCACTTTCTGATATTTCAGAGTTAACAATTTTAGAGCGAGTCGACGAGTACTCGCTCTATTGTTTTTATCTAGGCTATGAGCCTGTTATAGGAGCCAAAACTAACTCAGTTCTTCGTACAAAAGACGATAAAGCTTCTTTTGGAGTTTTTGAAAGAAAGAAAGGAAATCCTGAAGATCCCCATGAGTTTTTATGGAAGGATGCCGGTTTACCAGCTCCTAACTTTGGAGATATTTTTGATTTGGTAAAAATTTTGTATTCTTTAACTCGCTGGGAAGCTCTGATTAAAGTAGCTGAAGATTTTGGTTTAATAGAAGGGAGTACAAAAGCGAGTAAAACCCTTGTAATAGTGCCAGTGCGAAAACCTCCTTGTCAGATTTCTTTCAAAGCAAGACCTTTTACTCAAGCAGACTTTGAATATTGGTCAAGTTACTTTATTAGTCCTGAAACTTTAGAACATTTTAAAGTACAAGCAGTTTCTTTTTATAAGCTATATCCTGATACTCAAGAAACATTTCATGCTAGAGGAAGAATGTATGCTTACAAAATTCAAGGAAGATACCAGTTATATCAACCTAATCCTAAAAGATTTTTTATGGATTGGACTGATAGTTGTGTTCCAGGATTTGAGCAATTGAGAGGTAAAGAAGTTTGTATCATTACTAAGTCTTATAAAGATGTTATGCTTTTATGGCAACTTGGGTTTGATGTTGTAGCTTCTAAAGCTGAAAACAACTACCCAAATCCACTTTTCTTAGACTGGTTAAAGTGGAAGTACAAAGGAAAAGTTTTTACATTGTTTGACAATGATCTTAAAACTTCAGAACATTTATATCCTTTTGCTGCTACTCATATTCCTGCAGATAGTGGAGAAAAAGATCCTACAGACTTTGCAAAAAAATATGGTGTTGAAACCCTTTTAAAACTTCTAAATCAAATGCAGGAAGATTTTTTATTGTTGGAAAGTCAGTTAATGAGTAAATTTCAGAGAGTAAGTATTTCTTTTTTAAACTCTGGTAAGTTAGAAACCATTTGGCTAGAACGACTTTGCATCGAATACAGTATAACTGTAGAGCCTCAAATAATTTTATTCACCCATTCTAAGAGATATGAACTTCCCTTAGATATTTTCTTAAAAACTGTAAATGTCATTACTTAATAGTTCCCAAAACGATATCAACACCGGATGGGTAAAACAAATTGATCGTGCATCTTTTGATGTGATGTTAGGAGTTTTGCAGGGCTATCAATACCAATTTCCTATCCAAAGTACTGTCAGAGAGTTAACATCCAATTGCTTAGATGCAAACTCTGAAAAGTCCATGGCTTTGGATATTTTGGTAAAAGGTTGTCCAGTTAACAAGTACTACATAGAGACTACAAATGATCCTATGTTGGAAGATAGTCAGTTTGATGCTTCATACTATGATCCTGCTTGGCTATCTGAAGACAACAAAGTTTATATTGATTACTATAAAACCCCTTTAACAGAAAGAGATTACATCACTTTTAGAGATTATGGAGTAGGTATTGGGCCTTCCAGAATTTTGAAGTATTTTAATCTTGGGTTTTCTACTAAAAGACTTTCTAAAATACCTATAGGTAAATTCGGATTAGGAGGTAAGGCAGGATTATCTGTAGCAGATTTCTTTACAATGGAAACCTGGTACAATGGACTTCACATGAAGTTTAATGTATACAACTCTAACTTTGAATCTTTAATTCCTTCTTATAACCTGGATACAGGACAACCCAATATTCTTGTTAAGTCTCATCCAACTGAGCCTCATAAAAGTATTTATGCTGCTCCTACTACTGAAAAGAATGGAACACTTATTAGAATTGAAACTAAGAAGCACCATTGGACAGAGTATGAAAAGGCAGTAGAAAAACAGTTGATGTTTTTTACTGAGGTAGTGTATACTGTACATGAAAATTCTGCATCTATTGTAAAGAATTTTCAACCAAAAGTATTGTATGAAGATGAGTATTTAGTTATCACAGATAGTTCTTATTTTAATAAACCTTACTTGATCTTAAACAGAGTTAATTACGGAAGTATTAACTTTAACGAGTTAGAGTTAAAAGAACTTTCAGCTAACATTGGATTAAAAGTACTCCCAGAAGATATTGATGTTTCTCCTTCCAGAGAAAGTATTCTTTGGAAAGATAATACTAAAACTAAAATACTTGAAAGACTTCAACAAGCTTCTTTATCTGCTTCTAAAGTACTTCAAGCAAATCTAAATCAAACTGATTTTATTCAATGGTATAAAGCATGTTTGTATACTCTGAGTTCTTGGTACTCTTATAGAGATACACAAGGAGAAGCTACAGTATTACATACATTAGCTAGTATTGTAGAAAGTAAAGATTTACAATTTACTTTTCCAGGGGACTCAGATATCAAATTTTATCATCAGGCTGAAAAAATGTTTTTAGATTTATCTGGTACATTAGTAAGTACTCAGAACGAAAGAGTAGCAGGTAAATTGAAAAAAAAATTAATTAGGACTTCTTCCGATATTTCCAGAGTATTGGATCATCCTATTTACTTGCGTTTAGGTCCTTCTAATTTAAAGAAGAACAGATATTTAGTAACTAAGCATGGAACTTACGCAGAATTAAAAGTAAAATCTTTGTCTGTAGAAGAAGATGTCGAAAAACCTACTTCGGAGGATTCTGATCCAGAAGAAACATGGATATCAGCTAAGTTATTGGAGCTTTCTCAAGAGTTTGCAAAATTTAAAGCTACTGCATCTAAAGCTACAAAATTGCTTTTAGAGTCTTCTTTAGTTTTAGATTATGAAGGTTTAGAAGTAGAAAAATTTGATTGGTCTGAAGAAATAGATGAGCAAGAACAGGAAACTGTAGAAGAAGTTAAAGCTGCAACACTTTCTGCTGCTGAAAGAAGAAAACAGGAAGGAAAACTTTTGATTAAAGTATTAAAAAGTAATCTTTCTAAATGGGAATCAGCTCCATATATTCCAATTACTACTGAGATTCCTTTTAAAGTTGTAAATGCTTGGGACGATGCTGAAATTTATTACAGTATTCCAGGAGAGTTAGATACTTTAATGACTGTAGCACTTCTTTGTAGAGACGAAGTATTAATTGAAAATATAGTTGCTAATACTAAATTTTTATCCCACATACCTTTAGAAGATAGACAACTTACACACGGGATTGAGTCTACTTCCGAACTTTCTTTGCTGCATTCTTTTGTACAACCTAAAAAAGGTGTGCGACTTTTTCAAATTGCTAAGGATAAAGTCAAATACGTTAGAGACTTTAAACATGTCTCTAAATTTTTTGCTAAAATTTTAAATAAAACTCTCACTATGTCTGATGTACTTATTCAATGGAATACTGCACGACAGTTAAAAGAACTTCTTCATAAAGTAGATTTTTTATATAACTCTCAAGAAATCTTTCCAAAACAGTACCTTGTCTATAGTACTTTAGTAGAGTATGTTTCTAAACACTACAGAGATTTAAATATCACTTTAAGAGATAGTCAACCTTTTCAAAATGCTGAAAATCAACTTATTCAGCATTTGAACAAAATTCAGCAACTTCAGTTATTAGTACATAATCAAAAATCTTCTGAAGAAGTTTTAGATTATGTTAGATCAACTTGGGGTCAAGCTGATATTACTGATGGTAAAGCAGTTGACCTGGATATGTTACAAAATTTATACCAGCTTTTAGATTGGAGTGTATCCATTCAAGAAATGTTAAATGGTAATATTATTCTTACAGGAAGACACTCTGCTTACGATCCATACGATATGTGTGAAACTAGAGTTCCACATAAAATTCCTCACGGCTTATTCGAATCTGTTGTCGATTATTGTCGCAATAAAGGAGTAATTTAGCCTTTAAAATTTAAAAATTTATGTTTATTACAGTAAACAAGGTCAATGATCGAATTACCGGTCAAGTCAATGGGCAACCTTACCATTGCACATATACAGCAGAGAAATTTGCTGCTATGAAAGAACTTGAAAAAAGCTCTTATGACATTGCTTCTATGCAAGAAATGAAAGCTTTGATTGATTCTTTTATTCCTTACACTAAAGAAAGTTATAAGGAAATCATTGAGTCTAAAACTCCTCATTTGTTTGTTAATCCTGTTACAAACGAATTCTTTTTGAAATTAAAGGATGGTACTAAATCTTCTATTCCTTTACCTCTGATGTTTGCTACTCGTATTATGAAGGCTGTGGATGAAGAATTGAGTGTAGAACCACTTTTAAAAGCTTGGGCAAGATTCTTGTGTCCTATTCCAGGAAGACCGGCATATACTTCTCTCAGAGGTCAATTGTTTGCAGAATATATTTCTGCTCCTTATGTTAACGAAAAAGAAGTAGAACGTTTAATGGAAGAAGAAAAGTTATCTGAGGACGTAGCTAGAGCTTTAGCTGTTACTACCCAGGTTGCTATTACAAAGGAAGGTTTCTTGAATTGCTACAAAGTAAGTAGAGAAATCACTGATCGTTATGCTTTAGATGATAAAGATAATGTTGTATCTAAGTCTATTTTGACTAAAAATGTTGATCCTGAAACCGGATTAGTATCTTATACTGATCCATTAGAATTTGCTGAAGAACGCATATTTGAGCCAGCTATTATGGGTAAAAGTGGAGATGAATTTGTTTGCAGTTCTTTAGGAGGAACTGTTAAAGTTGGCCACATTATTAAAGTTGGGCATGTACACTACCTCAAAGATTGGAATCAAGTGAGTACACCTGGTCACAAAGGGCTTCATTGTGGAGGATTATCTTACATT